GTGGCTGCGCTATAGTCGCCGGTGTTGGTGGCTGCGCTATAGTTGCCGGTGTTGGTGGCTGCGCTACAGTCGCCGGTGTTGGTGGCTGCGCTATAGTTGCCGGTGTTGGTGGCTGCGCTACGGTAGCCGGTGTTGGTGGCTGCGCTATAGTCGCCGGTGTTGGTGGCTGCGCTATAGTTGCCGGTGTTGGTGGCTGCGCTACAGTCGCCGGTCTGATTTTTGCTGCTCTCTGCTTTTTCTTTTATGTACTCAACCGCAGCTTTTACGACGCCTGCAATCCCGATCTCCGCCCGGAGCTTTATTTTCGTTCCGGCTCGCTTGGTGTCGCAGCTTTCTCTTTCGTCCGACACACCATCGAGGTCAGCCACGAAAAACCGACTGTCGGCCGGGGCGTAATGGGCGAACACATCCAGCGGGTACTCGCAGCCGTGGAATCCTTTTTCGCAGAGTTTGGCTTCTGCTTCTTCATATTCCTTGCCGATTTCGAATTGGAAATCACGGCACTTCATGTCCTTATCTGTGCCTTTGTATACGAGCACTTGACATTCCTCCTTTAATCCTGTATAGTTGTGGTGGTGGTTGGGTCTCCGTCTCTGACGGGGGCCTTTCTTTTTTTGTATTCCTCCTGTTGGCGGCGGATACAGCGCAGAACCCATGCTGTGAAGTTGCAGTAACCCATTTCGATAAGCTGCTGACGAAACTCCGCCATATTCACATAACCCAAAGGAATACGCACAGACAGCTTATAGTTTGCTTCCCGCTTCCTACCGGGCTTGTCCGCTATCAGCGCTTCCGCTTCGGCAGTACGCCGGATGCCATAATACTCCGGCTTCTTGCACATACTGTCCAGCGGCTTGGTGTAACCAGGGAACTTCTCCCGGATAACTGCTATCCTCTCATTCTGCTCCATGGCCTTACCTCACCAGCAGCAGGATAGCCGCTGCTGTGAATATGGCTCCCATTCCGAGGACTACGGCCAAGGCTTCCTGCAGCCACTCCTTTTTACTCATCTTCCTGTACCTCCTTTTGCGGAAGCTCCGGCAGGAATGCCCACCACTGGACCTCGATAGCGCAATCCACATTGTCTTTGCTGACATTGAACACCTGATGCTTGGTGCTGAATGGCAAGGTTGCGTATCTTCCCGGATTTGTCTGGCACAGGTAATGCCCGTCCTTGCTGGGTACGATCTCATCCGAGTTAAACCACCGGATAAAGGTGTTGGTTGTTGCTTCCATGTTGTTCCTCCTTCTTTTCCACCCCGTTTGGCGGGAAAAACTTCTTGACATCTTTTATTGGAATAAATAATGCATCGCAGACCTTATAGACTTCCTCCAATGTCCATGGGGTCTTGCATATCATTCTGTCGCTGATCTGCTGGCGGCTCATACCGGTGCGCTTCCCAAGGCTTGTCTGGTCGTGGCCAAGTTCCAGCATCAGCGCTCGCAGTTTGCGGTATGTATCAATTTTTTTCGGCATTTTCCTCCTCCATCAGCCCAAACCGCTCTATCAGATCAACGAGTGCTATCATTGCATTTGTGAGAGATGTGAGTTCATTCGGACCGTATTTTTCCCATTTTTGATAGGCGTTTGTCACCGCGGCCAATTGTAGGCGTAGCATTCTTCGCAGTTCTCGTTTCCCGATGGGACTGCCGGATTTCGCATACTCTCTTGCGATTTCCCGCGCAGACTTCGGGCGAGGTGGAATGTAGGGTGGGTCTGGCACTATTCCTTTCCGCTCCGGCAGCTGATATCGCTTTTGCTCCTTATGGTTATTGATTGCGATAAATACGATGGTTGCTATTGACATCACAGCAAGGGCGATGATTGTGATCGTTTTATCTTCCATTTACTCCTCCCTTTCCTTAATAAGCTCGTCCAATGCAGCGTTAAAGCGCTGTTCTGCTCCCTTTGGGCTGCGGCGGCCATTTAATATCGCACACACATACGCTTTCCCAACGCCGAGTTTTTCTCCGAGCTGAGCCATTGTAATCTTGTTATTGTGCATCTTGCCGACCACATCGCCAGTCCATTGTGCAGGCATCTAAACTTTTCCCCCTTCTTTATATATTGTGTTGCAAAAGTTTACACAAAGTGTTATCATATCCTTGCGAGGAAAAATGAATCATGGCACATTGAGTGCCCGCTTTGTGTTGCGCTTGTTGCTTATGTTTTCATTATAGTGTAAACAAACGCAACAGTCAAGACGCAGTTGTTCCTTTTGTTTACTTTCTGCTATTTGCACAAAAAGGGTGTGTTGCGTTTGTTCTATATCAACTATGTTGCTCTTTGTAATAAAATTGGGAAGTCCCCGTCTGCTGTCGCCGAAGAAATGGGGTTTATGCGTTCCGTGGTTACGCGGTGGAGCAAAGGGACAATTCCAAGGCAGGCAACATTGCAAAAGGTTGCTGACTACTTCGGCGTAAGCGTGGATTACCTTTTGGGGAAAGAAAAACAGCCCACCGAAGGCGAGCTGTCCGGTATTCGGAAAGACCTTATGGATTTCGCAGATACTTTGACAGATGAGAAAATTGAGAAATATCTTCGTCTAATGAAAACTTTAGAATCCGAAGATATTTAACAAGCTGCTCGTCAGACATCCGTTCCACCGCCTTTTTGAATTCCTCCTTTTTCTCCATTGGTGTTCCTCCTCTTTTGTCGATTATTGTCAAATAAAAATCCTTCCAAATTCAGTAGGTATTTGGTACAATTCAATTGTAACAAATTGCATTGCCGATATGTACTGACAAATGTTGCGGTTTCGGCGTAAAAACTGTCATGTTCTTCGGGCAAAAGTGTCCGGTAACAAAAAACAGGAGATGAGTTTGTGAATTCAGACGAAGAAAGGAATTGGGAAAACTTTTTATTGGAGGTAGCCGCAAAACGGCAGGAGCATGGAATGACCCACAAGGATTTGGCCGACAATGCCGGGACGGTTGAGAGGACGATCTCCCGGCTGCTTTCGGAGCCGACCAAGAATCCGAGCCTTTTTCTCGTTGCTTCCATCTGCCAAGCGCTGCACATATCTCTCGACAAGCATTTTGTTAAGGAAGTCTATAACAAAACAGACAGCCAGAACAGCGAAGAAATGATAGAGGTTCTGAAAGAGCAGGTGCGCCAGCGCCGGAAGCTGTCCAAAACACTCTTCGCAGTTATTTTTGTCCTGCTGGCGATGATGATTTTATACCTCGTCCTAATCGATGCAAATAACCTTAACTACGGTTTGATTCGGGATTAAGAACAGATGTTCTTTCCAAATATAATCGTACACAGTAATGTGTACAATAATCAGTACTGGAGGAGAAGACTATGGAGGAAATGGAGAAAACAACACCAGAGATCAAGCCAAAGAAGAAAAAAACGATGGTAACAGCAATAATCCTAATTGTTATCATAATTGCAATCATCGGAGCGCTTGCCGGCGGAGAAAAGGATAAAGACAAACAGGACAATCAGCAAAATCAGCAGCAACAGCAAGAGGAGCAAAACGCAGAAGTGGATATGTCCGTAGTCGCTTCGGCCATAAAAACTGTGCTTGATAAAAATGCGGAGGGCACAGGGATTGAGTACTCTTTAGAATACGATGACACCGGTCTTGTTATAGCAGCAAAAGCGTCAGGAGTAGCTGCAGAAGTGGCGCAAGCAAAAGCGGACGGATACGACGAGACATACGAGCCATGGGTAACAATGCGTGAAAGCATGGTTAAACTGTGCAATTCGGTATCTGATGCTGTTGATACGCTTGGCGCCAAGGATAAATATGTAACAGTCACAGTAGTCAACGATGCCAATGAGGACAACACCCTCTTGACGATTATGAACGGCGTGGTTGTATACGATGTAATGGCAGAAAAATAAAAAAACACCGCCCCCGGCAACGAGGGCGGTTATCTATCAGGAGGAGAAAAATGAAAGAAAGGACAAATACGGCAAAGTGGCTTGAGAAGCAGAACCGCTGGCAGATCGCCGTCCAGAAAGATGGCGTAAGAAAAACATTTACAAGCAGTCGGCCGGGAAGGGAAGGGCAGAGGGAAGCAAACCGAAAAGCAGATGATTGGTTGGCATCAGGCATCTGCGGGACGAAGCTGCACCTATCGGAGCTGCACGAAAGCTATATGGAGCAGCTTAAAATTCGGACTTCGCAATCGAATTGGCGACCGCAGGAAAGCCGCTGGAAAACATGGATTGACCCAAGGATAGGCCACCTAAAGGCAGATGCACTTTGCGATGGGATTTTGCAAAAGGTTATCGACTATGCATACAATAACGGGAAATTGTCGAAGAAGTATCTGCAAAGCATCCGTGCTGACATGGTTTCTTTCTGCAAATATCTGCGGAAAATGAAAGTAACCGGCTTTGCCCCGGAAGACATAACAATTCCAAAGGGAGCCCCCGTTGGCGTTCGCAACATTTTGCAGCCGGAGGACATTGTAACGCTTTTCTCCGTTGATACGACGATCTACAAGGGTAAATTGGTAAAAGATCCATATATAAATGCTTATCGCCTTGAGGTTTTGACCGGACTGCGGCCGGGGGAATTGCGTGGCATCATGCGAAACGATTTCAAACAGGGCAGATTGGAGGTAAGGCGGTCGATAAACGAGGATAACGAAATCACTACAGGCAAAAATGAAAATGCGATACGCAGCGTTTATTTGGGCGAAATCGCAGAGGCGATTGTAAAAGATCAAGCATCCAAGTCAAACGGCCTGTATCTATTCCAAATGCCGACAACGGAAACCTATCGGAAGTTTTTCCAAAGATATTGCAAAGCAAACGGAATTCCGAAAACGACACCATACGAGCTGCGACACACTTTCGTTTCTCTTGCACAGTCCCTCCCGGAGGGATGGGTAAAGCAATTGGTCGGCCACTCAAAAAGCATGGACACATTCGGGGTTTACGGCCACGCTGTATCGGGGATGGATCGGCAAATAACCAGCGCACTCGATGGCGTGTTTATATCAATTCTTGGGCGGCAAGAAAAAAAGTGAGTTATTTTGTGAGTTTTTTTGCAAAAGAAAAAAGCCAGTAACCCTCATGGTTACTGGCTTTCTCGTTGGTGCGGAAGATGGGACTTGAACCCACACGCAAAATTATGTTATTGCCGTAAAGTGTAGGAATCAAGCGGTTTTTCCGACTTTTATTCCGCTGAAAAAAGCATGAAAAACTCACTTTCGGAACAAAAGTGAGTTGCAAAGTGAGTTATTTTGCCACCGTATCGTACTGCTCAATAGCTGCCAAAATTCTCCCGCGCAGCGCCTGCGCACTGGCGTGTTCGGTTCTGTATTTCTCTTTGATGTCTTCCAGCTCGGCGACCAGCTTATCATAATCGCTCGGAACCTGCGTATCGTCATTGAGATACTGCCGCACCAACGCCAAAAACGCGCTCCAGTGCGGTCTGATATAGACAGGGCAGTCTTTCCTTGCGTACCAGTCATGGTGCTGGTAGACTGCGGTTTCATCCAAACCGTGCCGTTTTAGAATAGCAGCGCAAAGTCTTGCACCGTTATCTTCGGCAATCCGATTGTACTCGGCATCAGTGCCGTCCATGATGATCTCGATGGCGATGGTAGTGCTGTTGCCGGGGCCGTAGTTTCCATCGGCAGCGTGCCAGCCGACCTCGCCCTCGTCAAGGTTCTGCCATGCTTCGTTCTCGTCCACATAGTAGTGGACACGAACGGATCCCATATTGCAGTTCGGGTAGGTCGCGCGGGTGTACTGCTCCGCCATTGTGGTTCCTTTCGGGATTTTGATCCTACCTGTATTATGGATCGTGACGCCTTTAATCGCAGAAAGCGGACGATTGGCCTTATAGGTCGTTCCCTTTCGGTAGGTGTAACCACCTTCCTTAACATCACGGTTCCACACCGCAGAATCCGGGATTATCTTCTCACAGATTTTTACGCCGTTATCATAGCGTACATTATCGGGAGAGAGGAAAGCCATTAGGCTTCCCCCTTTCCTTCGGCATCCAAAATAGCCGCATCAGTGTGTTTGACCATGCCGGTGGTGGCTGCGTCATATGTACCATTAGCAGCCAAAGCGACAATAACAGCGTTCAGCAGGCACAGCACCACGCCCTGTACCGTCAGAGCAGAGCCGTTAAAGGCTTCGGCTCCGATGAGGATGGCCACAGAGATGATGTAAGCAAGCAGCTGGGTGTTGATGTTCTTGAGGGGGGTCTGCTTGAGGAACTGGGTAATGATTGTGACCATCATTACAGCGCCTGCGTAAGTACCAAGGGAAGTCCAAGTTACAAATTCGTTCATTTTATGTCCTCCTTAAAGGAATTTGAGTTCCCCACGAATACAGCGGTCGTGGACGCTCTTAATGTTGCGGATCGCTGCATCCGCTTTGGAATTGATATAGACATCTTCGTGCTCCACACAGTACTCTGTGTAGTTGTCGATATCCTCCAGCACATTGTTGAAGGATTCTTCGCTGTGGTTCACCCCACGGCGCAGCTCGTCCGAAAAGCGCAGGATGCGGATGCGGCACATATCTGTCCGGTAGCGTTCGTCAGAATCAATATGCTGTTGCAGCTTATTGTCCAAGGCTGACATACCGGAGATAATCTGATCCTGCTTGTCCTGCTTGCGGTCAATACGATGCAGCAGCCAGCTAATGACGGTAGCCAATGCGCCGGAGCCGAGGAGGGCCAGTGCAATTTCCATGGGTTATGCCTCCTCAAAATACTGGCCTACAAGCTCGTGCGGGAGGTACTGCAGCACGATGGTGCCGGTCTCATTCAAACGCTTGCAGAGGTAGGTTTTACTGTCCTCCGGGTCGAGGTAGTACTTGCCGTACTCGTATTCCATACCCCTCGATGCCTGGATGGGGTCATCAATCGTTCCGGGAGAACTGGTGTTGACTACCACCCACAGAGCAGGAACAGCCGGGGGTTCCCAGTCTGCCTGCGATGTGTGGGCCTGCAAGCACTTGTACACCTTGCCATCGTGTCGTCTGCGGTCACCCACCGCATACTTGGTGCCAGTTTCCCATGGTAGGAACAGCATGGGGTTCTTTGCTGCATCAGCGTCAGCCATGGCACCAGTCACGCTGTCAATGCTCGTCCGAATCTCCTGCGCCTGCTCTAAGATGTCATTCCGCATTGGCTGCTTCCTCCTTTTCTTCGGTTTCTACGCCGAGGGTTTGAAGAGCTGCTTTCAGATGTTCCAGCTCTGCTTCCTGCTTTGCTTTTACTTCTTTGGCTTTTTCTGTGTAATAGCCCATTAGTTCACCCCCATAATGTTAAGAGCATTAAGTGTATCAAGGATATAACTTTCGCCAGAAAGTGTTTTCCACTGATTTGTAGTTGTATCGTAAATATAAGCATTTGTGAGTTGAGCGATGTTGTTTGAATCTCCGATGTAAGCATTTCGTAAGTAGGCTTCAAATTCGGATTTTTGACCTTTTACGACTGTGAATGGATTGTCAAAACCAAAGTCTGCTTGTAGAAATAAATGATTTTGTTGCAAAACAGTCGATTGTGTAAATGTTTCTACTGAAGAAACTCCAGAACCACCAAGAAGATAAAATTTATCACCAACAAATCCACAGCAAGCTGATACTCTACTTGCGTGCAATTCAGACTCAAGCACGTCAACGGCCAAGTTATCTAAATTTACACGAATTATCTTTTTTTGATACTGAGTAGAATCTATATTTCCAAAGATATATGCATAGCTACCGATTCTACAGCACCTATTTGCTTGGTTCACCATATAAGGTAGTACATTGTTATTCTGAGTATATTCTTGTGTATCGACATCAAATGTCTGTATAGACTTCCGTGGGTCAAATGAGACTCTTGTTGTGCCTCCAAATACATAAACTTTGCTTCCTACTGCAACACAAGCTGCATTATAGGTTCCTTGAGCTTGTACTGGCATATTCCCATGATAAGTAAATTTTTCTGTTGTTACATCGAAAACTGATACAGTAGCAGAGTTTATACTTCCAACATATGAACCAACAAGAAATATTTTATTGCCACTAACACAGCCACTTGAAAAATAGTATACTTGCGTACCGGGAAAGGGATAAGAAACATTTCTTAGTGTAGTTTTTTCTCCTGTTTCCAAATCAAACTTATCTACATACTCGGAATCTGCTCCAACATTATGATTAAAAGTATATATGTATTTGCCAACAGTAAATGCGAGTACATAATATTGGTAAACCAGGTCTGAATAAAAAGTCGTTTTTTCTCCCGTTGTTACATCATATCTATATATATCATTTTGCTGGCTACCTGTATATGGACAAACAGAATAAATATAATTACCGTATGAACACATTTGCGGGTAGTCATTTCTAAGCTGAGAAAAACCAACTGTCCAATTCTTTGTCTCCGTGTATTCATTTCCATAATTCAAAACAGGACTGCATTTCACGAAGTCTGGCTTACTTACCAACGGAACCCATAGTTTGCTTGTATCTACGGGAGGGGTGGAACCAAAGTCAATGTTCAAATCAGCTCCACCACCACCCAATGTAATAGGATTTCCTAAAATACTCATATTCACCCTTTCCGGGGTGATGTATTAGGTCACCCCTAAGATATTCAATGCTGTCTGCATATCGTCTACATAGCTTTCGCCAGACAGCGACTTCCATTTATTTGTTGCTGTATCAAACAAATATGCTGTTTGTTCTTGAGCCGTTCCATTAGTATCTCCAAGATATACAGCAAGCGGACAAGCGTACAAAGAAGTGTCTTTCCCTTTTACGGCTTCCCATACATCATCTGTATAGTCTGTGTTCACCAGCAAGGTTCCTGCTTCAAGTTCAAAGTTGAACTTCGTATAGACTACGCCAGCGTTGCCAAACCATGATGTATGATTTCTAAAAGAAGAAGCACCAATTACAGCAGTCGTAGGCGGTTGCCCAAGAGTTGCTGCTTTTGTCTGTGTGTATGTTTCAGGGTGCCACTGTAACAACGAAGAAAAGTCACCCTGCTTAATGTAATAAGAATTGTTGCTAATTAGCCAATGACGATACGGTATGGAATTTCCCAGCCATCCAGAAGCAGATGTTGCATTTGTCCACTCTTTTGTGTTCAAATCAAAGATATAAATATTTGCAGTGTCGTTTGTGGTTGCAAAAACAACGGTGTCTTTTGTGTAATACACTGGATGACCCTCGACTGGACATTGGTAAAAAGTTATCCCATTTGAATCAGTGTCAAAAATTCTTACGAAACGCTGTGAACGAACATTATATCCAGATTCGTTACCTGAAGGACTACCGCCAATAATAACAATCTTATCGCCCCACAAAAAAGCATCACAATATTCCCAGCTTTCGATGTTGTAGTTTACGGGTGCTTTTTGATAGACAACTGTTGCAGTGTTAGTAGATAAATCTACTTTCATTATTTGTTCATGTCGGCTGTATTTCTGCGTAGTGTATGACACAGCACCACTAATAATATAAATGCAATTATTGTAATAAACACAAGGAGCAGCACCACCTGGATTTGCTGGAAGTGTTATTTGCGAAGTAATATTTTCTTGTGACCATGTGCTTTTACTTATTCGATTGACTACTTTTGTCACATATATGTATTCAGATGCAATGCCACCAAACGCATAGATATAATCTTCTGTTTCGCAAAGTGCCATACCATTTACCATGTTCGCTGATGTTACAGGGTGGTGTTCCTGCGTTATACTGCCAACATCGGTACGAAAGTCAACCTTTACTGCATCCGGTTTTTTCTCCAAAGGCACCCATAGTTTAGTTGTGTCTGTCGGAGGGGTAGAACCGTAATCAATGTTGAGTTTTACCCCCCCCCGTTGGTAATAATTGGATTCCCATAGATGATGCTCATGCGGTTACCTCCGTTATCGTTACCTGTACCGCCATATCCGCATTGGGCTTTTCGCCCATTGCTTTGGCGGTAAGGGTACCATTGTTGTTCTCAATCCAAAGGGCAGATGTGCCGCTGTCTATGATAACGCCAAGAGCGGTTGCGTCCATCTGGATATCCACCTTGCTGTTGGCCGTAGTTCCAAGCCCGCTGATGGTTTGGCTGTACGGACTTTCGGAGCCGAGCCAAGATGCCGCAGGAAGCGAAAGCTGCTTAATAACAACCGCACGGTTTATCTTGTACTCCATCTTTCCGATGGCCTGCGTTACCGTATCTGTTGTGGTTACATTCTGCCGGGAGGTTGCCTGCTTGTAGCCGGGGATTTTGATTTGGCTGCCGGTGTAATCGCCGGTTTGCGGTGTCACCGCTCCGGTGCGGCCGTTAAAGCTCGCAACAGTACCAGGGCTGATGGTGTGCGCTACATACTGCAAATCGGAGATCATTGTGGGCTGGGCTGTGTAAGTGGCTATCGGCAGCTGGTACACAGTACCGCTTGCATTGATATCCTCCTGCACCAGCGCCGGAAGCGGGTCTTGCGCCTGTGTCACAAAAGAAATCGGTGCTTCGGTGTTTGCCATGTCAATTTGGATAAGCAATCGACCGGGGACAGAGCCGCTGGTCGGAAGCGTCGCATTGATCGTTTGGGCTTCCACAACAAAGTTTCGGCCGAGGATTATACCACGGCCATCGGAAACATTTATGATGTTACCACCCTGTGTAGTTACTTCAACGCCAGTAAAGATGCCGCTGTCGTTGATAATGTGGTTGTACAGATACGCATCATCCGTTGGAGTTACGATAGATGCGTTATACTGGAGCAGCGTTATCATGCGTTTGCCCTCCTTTCAAGGATCAAAATTTTGGTAAGATCGGCACGGACAACGCCGAAGGTCATTTTTGTAACATCCTGCGACCTTGCATAGCCGGTAAGGATAGATTTGTAACTACTGTCGCCATCAATGACCAAAACCTCTGTGCCGATGGCCATTGAGGTATCAAGTACGCCACAGTCGTTTCGGGCAGTCAGCTCGATCATGTTGTCATACTTTTGCGGGCTTAACGCTTCGTAAGCCTTTTTGTATGCAGCAGATTCAAAATTGATATCCGTTTCCAAAAACTGCGCCGCAAAAAACACAGGTGTAATTCTGTCCGTGTTGTTTGTGTCGACATTGCCGTTAGGATGTAGATAGTAGGTTATGCGCTGCGTCTCATCGGCCTTGTTGTAGATGGTTACCTTGTTCAGCTGGCCTGTGCTGTCGCCGATGATGATGTTTTTGTCAACGATAGCCTGTAGGTTTGTTTCTATGACAGCAGTCTCGCTGACCTTGCCCACCTTAACAGAGATTGTCTTTTTCTGCGGGTCAAAGCTCATGTTGACAGCTACGCCATAAGCCGTCAGCGATTTCGTGATGATTTCGTAAAAGCTGTGGATGTTGTCCTTTAGATTGAGCGCCCCGGTCGTTTCGGAGGTCGTTTCCACCGTCATACCGGATATGTTTTGCAAAGCATCTCCAGAAGAAACAAAGTTATCTCGGATGATTGAAGCAATAAAAGGCTCGATCTTTGCAGAGGTCGTGCGATCGAAATATACCTCGGTGTCAAAAAGCGACATAAGAGGCTGCGCCGAAATCGTTACGCCCGTTTTATCTGTTTCCACATCGTCAACGATTCCCTGATAAGCTACATTCCCGTTTTGGTCTGTAACGCTTATAAAGTCGCCCTTTTTTGCATCCAGCTTTACAGCCCGGAGAGTAGTTTTTTCTACGGTCAGGTAGTCAAACTGTATCTCCGGGCTTTCAATCGGAGCAAAACTTCGGAATGTGAAATCCCTTGCGAATACTTCGCACTTAAACAGAGTATGCAAGTTTCTCCACCTCCACATATGCTACGATATCCGATGTGCCGTCGTGCGAAAATGTCAAAGTGCTTTCTCCCGGCGGAGCATAGATAAATCTTCCGGTCGAAAAGTCGCTGGACTGGTACAGGTTTTGGATGTATGTCCCGTCGAGCGCATACTCTGCGATCTCCATTGTTGCAGGGTCAGCATCAACAACGAGTTTGTGTCCGTCAGGGATTGTTGCGGTTACTTTTCCGACCGCTACACGGGTACCGGCCTTGATAAGCGCCCAAGCAGGATTGACGACCGGGCCGAAGATTTGCAGTTTGCACGGTGATGCCAAATCCCCGTTTCTTATTTTTGCAGTTCCTGTTGCTGTTTCTGCGTAGTAATAAGGATAAGTGTAACTGTACCTTTTAATTCCTTGGTCTGGCGCTTGACTTTGTGTTACCTTAACAGCTTCGTGCCAAGTCCCGAAGCAGAGGAATGTAATCGGTACTGCCAAATAGCCGGATTTCAGTTCCGACTTATCCGCAGACTGCACTTCACACTTGATTTTGTACCATGTGTCCAGCGGGGAATACATCAGGTAAAGCGGGCCTTTTGTCACGAACGAAATAAACGCCTGATACCGGGAATAGTCGAAGAATATCATTTCGCCTGTCACGGCATACTGGTTAAGGAATTCATCCGATACCAGCCATGCGCTTCCGGCTTGGATGGTGGAGTAGGTTTTGCCAAAGCCTAATCCACCTGGCGCATTGAAGTACGCCGTTTTGTCCATCAAATCCCATTCGGCGCCGACACCGTTCTTGAGCTTAAATTTTCTCATCAGTAAGCCCTCCCAAGCGCACGGTTGACCGCCTGTACCAAGTTCCTTGCGGCAGCTTCACCGGCTGCGTTATCGTAGCCGTTAAATGTGTTGTTCATTTCGATGGTGATGCCGCCACGGTCGTTTCCGTTCAGTGGCATAACATGGGCACGGCCACCGGCCATGGTAAGCAGCTCCGGCCCGGCTTCGCCGACGATGGCGCTGCCGGAGGACAAAACTCCGCCCTTGGCAAGATAAGCAATTTTTCCGATGGTCGGAATATTAAATCCGAGGGACTTACCGCCCAAAACAGGAACCCAATCCGGAACATCAAAGTGAATGCTGTTAAGGCCGTTTATCATCCAGTTAATGGCGTCAATAACCATGTTGATAAGGCCGATGATTCCATTAAGAGGAGCCTTTGCAATCGCCACAAGGGCTGTAAAGATGCCCTTAAAGATTTCCTGAACACCTGTCCATGCTCTTTCCCAGTCCCCCGTGAATACGCCACGGATGAAATCGATAATACCGTCAAAAACGGCCTTTATGGAATCCCAAATAGATTTTACTGTTGCGAAGAAGAAATTTAAGATTTCCCCCAATATTCCGAACGATTCCGACCAATCCGTCGTAAATACGCCCTGCAAGAAATCATCCACACGCTGGAGAATGGCTTGTATCTCGTCTCCACTTGTTGCAATCCAAGCAACAAGTCCTACAATGGCCGCTATGAGCAGCACGATAGGATTTGCAATTATGAAATTTATGGCCGTTATCAGCGCCGGGATAACCGTTCCAGTTATAAAACTGATGGCTCCGGCAATTCCCGAAATAATGCCTGCAATCGGGGAAATCGCCGCAATAAGACCGCCGACAATAAGGATTGTCTTTTTGACCCCATCGTCGAGGTTTGAAAACCAATCGATTGCATTTTGAAGCCCTGCGACGATTTTATTGATAATCGGCAGCAGGATATCACCGATAGAGATTGCCAAGTTATTGAGCCCGTTTCGGAGTATTTTCATCTGGCTTTCGGTCGTTGCGTATCTTTTGCTTGCCTCGTTGGAGAGGGCAATATTTTCGTCCCACGCAGTATTTGCGGTTGTAACAGCATCGTCCAATACATCGGACGCAAGGGCTAACGCACGAAGCATATTGGACTGGCGAATCCCGGAGAGCCCCAATTTATCCAATACAGAGATTGTGTCCTCTCCATTTTCGTTCATCTTCCCAAGCCCGCCGATGAAAGCACTGATTGCGTCCATCGGTTCATTGCCCCACATATCTGCGAATTCAGAAGCAGATGCACCAGCGATCTTTGCAAATGTTTCAAGATCATCACCGCCAGCAGACACAGCCTTGCTTATTGCGGTCATTGTTTGGGTCATTGCCGTACCGCCTGCCTCTGCGTTGATGCCAACAGAGGACATTGCGGTGGACAATGCAAGGATATCCTGTTCGGACAACCCGGCAACTGTACCAGCAGACGCAAGGCGGGTAGCCATCTCAACAATATCGCGCTCTGTTGTGGCGAAGTTGTTGCCAAGGTCAACGATGGTACTGCCGAGTTTGGAGTATTCATCAGCGGTCGTTCCGGTAATGTTGGCAAATTTGGCAAGTGCAGAGGCAGCTTCATCAGCGGAAAGGTTTGTTGCTTCGCCCAAGTCGATCATAACGCGGGTAAAGTCAAGTACATCATCGGTGGCAATACCCAACTGTCCAGCAGCTTCCGCAACCGCCGCAATCTCCGTAGTGGACGCAGGAATTTCTTCTGCCATGTCCAATATGCCCTGCCGGAGTGCCGCAAGCTGCTCTGAAGTGCCGTCTACTGTTTTTTCAACGCCAGCAAAGGCGCTTTCGAATTCTACAGCCGCTTTTGTGGCTGCCACTCCTGCTCCTGCAAAGGCCAAAGATGCCGGTGCAAACTTCTTTGCAATGTTCCCGGACTTTTCGGCGATCTCGCCGGTAACTGCGGAAACCTGTGCAAGCGCCGCACGGCTCTTGGATGCTTCTGCCTGTAGGTCTTTCAGTTTCAGCTCGGCGCTGGTCAGTTCCTGGACTAACTCACGGTATTGTTTTTGGTTGACCTCCGTTCCTGCGGCCATTTCTTGATCCGCTTGCTTTTTGGCGTTCCGGAGGCTTTCAACCTTGTTTTCTGTATTTTTGATTTGATCCCCGAGCAATTGTTCCTTTTGTTTGAGCAGGTCAATATTGGTCGGGTCGAGTTTCAGCAGGCGATTGACCTTATTAAGCTCCGATTGTGTTCCACCGATTTCTCTGTTCAGCGAGCCGAGCGCTTTTGACAATCCCGTTGTATTGCCGCCGATTTCAACAACGATGCCTTTAACCTTTTCAGCCAATCTTACCACCTCCTGCGAAGAAATCACGCAAGCCGCCGGGTCTGCCCTTTATGGCATACTGTTCTGCATCATTGGCCTTTTCGATCATTAAATCGTAGACCATTCCGCAGGTCATGTCCTCCAGCGCTTCATCGGATAACCCGAGTTCAGCGCAGCGGAGCATAAAGGTTGACCCGGTGGGCTCACGCACGGTTTGTTTTATTTTTTTTTTGGAACAGCGGTAGTCTTGTTGTTAAGGCTCCAAAGCTCCAAAATGGCAGGAAGCACTTTATAGATGGAGAACATCTCAAACTGCTCCAGCCACTCGTCAACATTGTCCGGGATGGATCCGTCATATTGCCGAGCCATGATAAAAGCGACATCCTCAAAGATTTCAAGATCGCTTACGGAAAAAGATCCGTCCTCGGATGTCGCTGCCGTTTGTAGCTTTTGAAGGTCACGCACAATGTCCCGACCCACTTTGTGGCGGTAAATTCGTGGGGTAAGCGCATTAGCGCATAACCCTACGCTTTTTCCGTCGATCTCGATTACTTTGTTCATTTCAGCCTCCAGTCGTCGGAGTGAATACGGCGGTGTACCAGCCGTTCACGGTCGCCTCCGGGGTCTCCGCCGTAGTGTAGGCAAGGGAGTTGCCGTTTGCCAGCGGGGAAGCGGTGATGCTGACGGTCTGCGTCTGCGGCTCTACGCTCTCGGTCGTGGTATTCAGCTCACGAGTGGGGCGGGTGCAGGTGCAGTTATAAAGAACAAACTTCGTTCCGTTCACATCGCCCTCCTCTTGGAACAGCAGGGCGAAGGACTTGGGCTGAATGTTCGCATTCTCGATCATCACCTTGCTGGTGGTGTCAAGAGTGTAACCGAAAACATCCTTGAGGAATGCCTCGGGGAAAACGGCGACTTCGAGATCGCCGGTGTAGCCGCTGTTCGCCACGGCTACGAAATACTGAATGTTGTCCGCATAAAACGGGGTGGTATCGCCGGAAGGCTCCAAAGACAGGCTAACTGCGCCGGGGATGGCTACGGGAGTGCCGTAGGTGTTATTTTCCCCGTCGAGGATAGCGTAATGGACATTCGAGATACCGAATTTAACTTTATCAGCCATTTTTACACCTCGATTTCATAAACTACTTGGTTACATTGTTGATCCTCAATGTAACTTTCGGACTTTTGCCAAAACAGAGAGGACAAAGCCTGTTCGACTTTGCCCTCTGCTGTTAGGTCTTTATCTTTTGTGTAAAGCTCAACCTGTATATGGTTGATGTGGTGATATACCACATTGTCAGCGCCAAAATTATTGGAGTAGGAGACGCGATAGAGGATATACGGTAACTTTTGCGGCTTATTGAAGTAACCGTAAGCTACGGGCATCCTCGTCCGTTTTAACAGGGAATTGACCTCTTGCAGTGTCATCCTTTCTTAATCACCACCTTTACACGGGTTAATAGTTTCTGCTCTGCCTTTTGCTCCGCTGGGCCGATGTGGGGGAATGGGCGGGCAGAGCCTTTTGCGGTTCCGCCTGGGCCTGCGTGACCATGTTCCAGCAAGTGCGTGAGCTGGTAATCCGTTTTGTTGAAAATTCGCATACGGATATCGCTGTAGCTCTCATATGCGACCTTGTCACGCCAACCGGCCTTATAATCGCCGGTCTGTACCGGGCTGCCGGTCACAATGTCTTGGCGGCATTCCTTTGCCACCTGCCGAACCTCTTTTTTTACGCCATCCGTAACGGCCTGGTCATAGTTTTTCAGTTCGGACAGGATTGCCGTTGCCAACTCATCCGGTCTAACCGTTTTCGACATCGTTGCCCACCTTTTCCTCAAGGTACAACTCTATTTCATCGCTGCCTGTTGCAAAATAGGTGCGATAAATGGAATAGCGTGTGCCGCGCCACTCGGCTAATTTCTGCCCAGCATAGTTGGCGATAGGAGTAACCGCCACAAGGGACGGCTGCAAGCCGTTTTGACCGGCGGAATAGAACTCCGCCCGTGTAGCGGACTGCAGCCGCGCCCAGACCTGTGTTGTGGTTTCTGTGGCAATCTGTACCCCGATATCGTTCTGCTCAAAGGTTTGGGAGATTAATGTAATGAGATCATCCAAATCAATCACCCACCTTTTGCTCAAACAGCCGGTTGTTGAGTGCCCACCGGAGCATCCGGGGCATTGCTACGACCTTTTCCCGGCGTTGCCGGTAAAGGTAGGCGGCGTACATCTCCACCAGCATAGCATCACCGGTGCTGGTGGAAAGTACGATTCCCTCGGTAGCGATATACTCCTTGGCAGACGCGATCAACGCTGACAGGTAATCGTCAAGCGCTGTTGTGGAAAGTTGCAAATCAACCTTCAAGATCACGAGGATATCAGCGTCTGTCATGCTTTAACCCCCTTTTAGGAAGCCTTGGTTACATTGACTGTGTAAACAACGGTCTCGTTGCCATTCTTGACAGTAACGGTCAGAGGATGGGCAGCGCCATCAGCCAGCCAGGTAACAGAGCCGCCGTTCTTCACATTGGCGTTGTTGTAGGCAATAGCGACCTGCGCACCGGCAACCTCGGTAGTGGCGTTTACTGCAGCAGTCGCAGCGGAAGCGGTAGCGGTGTAGCTCAGCACATCGCCATCAAAAGCAGGGCTGAGGGACAGGTTCCCAACGGTCAGAGCGGACAGCTTGGCGTTGTTGGCGGTATCAGCCGCAAAGGTCATGGAGGTGGTTACGGAAGCGCCGTTAATGTTGATCGCCACAAAAGCGCCGGGGATAACGGGCATACCGTCAGCACGCTCTTTGCCGCGGAATACGGTGTTGTCCTGAATGAACTGAACCTCGCGGGATGCTTCGATGGTCATGCCGGAGCGCTGCGCCCACAGGTACAGGTCGCCATAGCCGCCAACGATGTCGCCATCGGGGATAAATTCGAGGATTTCCACATCACCGCCGATGATGGGCATGGTCATACCGTCAAAGGTGACATACCGGCCCAAAGCGGTAGCAAGGATTGCCTTGGACTGCAGAGTAGCCAGGGTCTTGCTATTCATAGCCCAGAAGCGCTCGCCGCGGGAATAGCGGGTGAAGGTGTTACCAGCAGCAACAGCCAGCGCAGCCCAGAAAGTCTCGCCGGTGGAAGCGGTGGGAATGGTGATGATGTTGGAGGTGTGCAGGTCAACCCAAGCAGGAGCATTGGCCGGGTAATCGCTGGGTTTGCTCTCCTGCGCCAGACGCGTCACAATACCGAGAGGCATCTTCTGACCAGCGCCCTTGCCGTACAGGATGGCCTTATCCTTGGCAAGGCCGATAGCCTCGGACAGCATCTCGACAATCCAGGAGGCGAGGTTTACATCGTTATCCTCCAGCAGGGAATTACAAACAGGAACATAACCGGCAACCTTGAAGCCGTCAAGAGTGATCTGGTTAAAGCTGAAGGTCAGCTCATTGATGGCACCGCACATTTCAGTCCAAACGGCCTCGGGGACAGTACCGGCAATGGTCTGACGGGCTTCGCCATTGACATTGCGGATGCGGACCCGACGCATCAGTTTGGAGTAGCGATACATATTCTCGGCAATGAGGTCGAGGAATACAACAGGGATGGTCAGCTCACCACCGGTGATATCTCTCTTGCTGCGGGCAGCGTTACGAAGCTCCGCAAAGAAGGTCTGCACATCGGGCTGGGCTACGATAGCGTCACGCTGCTCTTTGGGAAGAGCGTCAAAGGCGCGCACATTCATGGGGAGGGAGCGAATGTTGATGGTATTCATGGTAAAATCATTCCTTTCGTCTTTCTTTTCTGCTTTGGGTTCAGCCTTGGGAGGATCCTTTTCGGCATTTTCCAAATCTTCCTCAAGGCCCTTGATTTCTGCGGACAGTTTTTCTTTTTCGGCGTTGTGGGCATCCTGTTCCTCGGTAAATTTGTTCATGGCGTCCTCAACAGCCTGCTGCTCCTCATCGGTGGTAGCTTCGCCGATTGCTTTTTCGATTTCAGCGGAGCGTGTTGCAAATTCTGCGTCTTTAGCTACCAGCGCCTCAAAAGCTGCTCTTTTCAGTTCCAGCTTTTTGGCAATCATAATGGATTTCAGTGCCATGTCAGCACTCCTTTCTTAGCTTTTTGAGGGCTTCGGCCCTCCATTGGTCGAGCTTGCGCTCGTTGATCTTTTCAAGGTCTTTTTTCCGAGCCTCTACCATGGTGTCCTCGTAGGCCGGGAAGGTAACGACCGATACCTCATACAGTTTGACTTTGCGAATAGTCCACACGGTTGTGCCATCTGGCCGGATTTCGGTTTCCTCGTCAAGGATGTCAAAGCCGAAAGAACATTGGGAAACATCCCCACGCTTTACGCGCTCATAGGCGTTCATGGCATCCTGATCCGCTTGATTAATGAGGATGGACCCCCAAAGGCCCAAATCGTCAACGCGGAGGGTCAGTGTACCAGCTGTTGTTCTGCCAAGCACGATTGTGGTATCATGGTTAACCAGCGCCCGAATATCATCACCGAGGGTACCATCAAAGGCTCCTCGGTCAATGCGCTCGATGGCTTTATCCCACATCCGGTATTCGCCGGTAAAGGTGGCGAAATAGCCCTCAATGTAGAGGTTTCCATCAGCAGCGCGGGTTTTGAAGTCGCCACTGCGGCTGATTGCCTGTCTTGCTCCTACCATTTACTCACCTCCTCCGTTTAGTTTTTTCTGATCGCCAAGGCGGTCCGCGGGAATGTAGTTTTCAAGGGCCAAAAGCTCATCCATTCCCTCGTGCGGAGTAAGCCCAACCCAACTGCGCCACTCGTTCCGTGTCATTGCCATGCGGTCAACCATTTCCGCGCCAGCTTTGATGGTTTCCTCCAAGGAATAGTTGTAGAGGGAGCGGACATTGAAGCGGAAAAAGTAATCCGGAGATACGAGCAGCTTTCGGCTAAACTCCTGCTCCAAAATCTGTGCAATCGGCATGATACGGGAAGAAATAAAGTTGTTCCATTCGTCTCGCTTGAACTCGCCAACGCCCAAAACAAAAGGCGGCACGCCAAGAATGGTTGCCACCGTCGTTTTATCCAGTTTTACGAAGTCTGCCAGCGCAAGATCAGATAGAGTAAGGGGCCTTACCTGTTCCACCGAGAATTGCTCGGCAGGAATCAGCCAAGGTTCCCCGGCTTTATTGCTTGCAACAAAATCGCCAAGGAGCTTTGCACGCCCCTCCGGGTCAGAAAACTCGTCCGTCAGCGAATCCACCTTCACGATAAGAGACGGTTTCCATTCACTGGCCATGAAACCATTTTCTGTTTTCGCCGCTTGCTTGAGGTTATTTGCCACATCGGCCAGCGCAATGCTGTACCCAGTGCCTTTCCATGGGTAGTAATTGCTCGGATTTATGGCAAAATGCAGCACATCCTTCGGGTCATAGGGTTTCCCAGATATTTCGATGCTATAATACCGTTCCCCATTCGGTACAAATGCTACAAACGCCGCCGGAATCGGGTCAAGACGCCGGAGCAGCCCCTTCCGGGTCTTTGGGAGCACTACAGCGTTCCCCCGGCCATCCAGCAGCATTGTTTTGATGATCCACTGGATAAAGTTTGACCGGCCCATGTAACTGTTCGGCTCGATATCAACCACACGAGACAGCCCATTTTTAACCCGGATATCTCCACTATCGGTGTTTTGCATCAGATAGATTGTCATGCTTCCAATTAAAGACGCAATCCTATCAACAGCGGCACAGATTTCCGGGTTGTGCGCAAGGTCTGTATAGCCGGAACAGGTTAGGTCTTTCCAGCCGGTTCCATCACACAGGCATACAGCGCTCCGCGTTTGGGGCTTATCCCGAGAGCGGAAGCGCTCAAAAAAATTTGCCATGCTCATTTATCACCCCACCATTTCTTTCCTGCTTTAGATTTATCCAAAGCCTCCAAGTACCGCACCGTGGCGAATACGGAGGCATCGAATACATCAATTCGGTTTGTCGGTCTTACCTTGTCGTACTGGATCATATCGTCTGTCTTTTCGACGGCCGAGACATTCCCAACACAATACTCATATGCTTCGGAATGCATATAATACAGCGTCCCATTTTTGGCGCTCTGCTCGATATGCCGGAAACCTTCTGATTTCCTGTAAAAATACTGCGGTTGGTCGATAATGTTAAACCCAGCCGATTTCATGCCAATGAAATACTCTCGGCAGAATTTACGGTCATGCCCCACCTGTCGTATTCGGAAACCGCGCTTTCGCATTGTAACAAACCAGTTGACAACATCGGCGTGGTTTACGGTTGGACTGTTGCACATGGTCAAAAGTCCATCATCGGCCCAGCCGAAAAGCGGTATACCATCCTCGTCGGCCTTAACATGAGCCTGCACCACAGGGAACCAAGCGTGACTGATGATGATATCCACGCCTTTGTAATTTCCAAAAAGCGCAGCCGCCGTTAGGTCGTGCATTTTTGAGAGGTCTGCACCACCGTACCAGTCTATTGGGAGCTTGGAAAGCTCGTCCAGCGTCCAGTTGTATTTTTCATCGCTTCGCCGGAATTCGTCGAGGTTGAAATAGGACTTGATAGCCCCGGTATAGACATTGAGAGACTTTGCGAAGAAATCTTTCCGCTGCTGCGGGTCATTCTGCGCCTGCAAGCTATCGTTTAGAATTTCCTCCGGCCGGATGGAAACGCCATAGGCCGGATTGGCCATCTCATGTACCAGTGGATTGGTATAGTCGATATTTCCCTCCTCATCCGGATTGGCGCAGCACATAAAGATAAAATATTGTTCGTCCTTGATGGTGCCATCCAGCACCTTTCGGCAGTATTGCAGCCGCTGCCCAAGGAAGCCCTGTTCGTTATCGCCAGCCGTGGAAATACCTATCAGCAGCTTGTTGGTGTAGGCTTTCATGGCTTCCTTAAAAAGGTTGTACTGCTTAGGCTTGGTAAAAGCGTGGATTTCATCGCAGATCGCAATATTGCAGTTAAGAGAATCCTGCGCATCCGGGTTTGCAGCCAGAGCGCGGATAAAAAACGAGCCGTCTGGAAGCTCTGCCTCCATTGAGTGCTCGTTGTTGTTGTCAATGATCTTTACACCGCCGCCATGCTTCTCGTCCTCGCCCATAAGCCGGATGTTATAATCCAGAAAATTAAAGCTTTCAAGGGACTGCATCAGAGCCGCTGCCGATATGTAGGTTTTGGAACCGCTGCGCCGGTACCACAGGGACAGCGCCCATGCGAGGGAAGCGGCAAAACTGGTTTTGATGTTCTTTCGAGGGATAAAAATAAGGGCTTCATGAAACCGCACCACATCGGTGCCTTTCAACTTAAACCCAAGAAGATTGTATATGATGAATTTGTGAAACGGCTCCAACAGGAACGGCTTTCCCCGGAGCGGTGTACCGTCCAGCTTTTCCCCCTGCTGGTGGCAGAGGGTTTTTTCGATGATTTGAATACAGAACTCCGGCCCTTTCGGCGCGAAATCGTACTCGTCATTATCGAGGTCAGCAAAGAAACGGTCAACAGCCTGCCTCAATTCCTTGCAAGCGACCTTTCTCCCGTCTCTGATGCTTTCGGCATACTCAAGGACTACGGGCCAGTTCTTACCCTTAATCTGTCTCAAGGCTGGCAAGAGCAGCGGCAAGGCCGCCCTTTTCCTCCTTTTCCTTCACTCCGCCGGTCATTTTGCGGAAACTCGATGGAGTAAGCCCCAATTCGCGCCAGTATGCCAGTGCGCTCTTGTTGAGGTCGTCCCACAGAATCAACAGAGGGTTTTTTACCATGTTTGTGGCGTTCCCTTTGTTGGTATATTCGATGACGGACTTACCGCCGGACTTTTTGAACTCGGCCTTGGTCTTATCCCGCTGTTCCAGTATCTCTGCAAGCGTTTCTACCGCAGATTGATAAGATGGGTCGGCCGTACCGAGTTTTTCCATCTGTTTTTCGATAGTTTCAACCCATTTTTCCTTTGTCATGGCTTCCCCTTTCTCAAAAATATACCGTAGAGTTGGAAAAAGTTCCCCCCGCCGGTCCCCATAGACAGGCGGAAGGCGCAACGGATAGGGGGGGGGTATCAGTAACGGCCCCTTGCTGCTGTTGCTTTTTCCGGGTGCTGCTTGTTATGGCAGCCCTCACACAGGCTTACTAAATTTTTATCTTCGTAAGCCAGCTCCGGGTACTCATCTGCGTGTTTGATATGATGCACCGTTGTAGCCTGTACCGCCTTTCCGTACCTCTTGCAGTGCTGGCACATATATCCGTCACGCCTTAATATCTGTTGGCGCTTCCTCCGCCACCTGGGAGAATTATAATCAAATACAATGTTCATTACCCGCCCTATCCCTCCCGGTGTCTACTATGCCGGGCTACCAATATTGTTACCAAACCGTGGTTATCCGCTTAGTGCCTGTCTTGTTCCCGCACAGCAGGAGCGTCTGCGGCTGCTCATGGTCGCTCTCGCTGCTGGGCAGCAGCATCTTCCGGGCTGCGTAGCCTCCGTACTGCTGCCATGCGGTACAGCTAACCACTACCAGCTGCTTGGTACGGATAACATTGTTGTTACTGTCCACCACGATCTTTTTGGGCTTACTGATGGTGCCTTTGTGGGTATGGCCAACAATCAGAGCGTCAATGCCCTCTATGGTGTAGCCGAAGCGCTCATTACGGTTGACCGTTGCACCGGTGTAAATGCCGCCGCCGGAGCCATGGGTAACAGCCATCGTATAGCTGGTGATAGGGATATCTCTTGTTACCCTGCGCCCAATCTCCAGTTTGAGGAATGCTATGTCCTCGGCGTAGTAGTCCTCCATGTCCAGCTTGCACATGATATCGCCCATAATGTCTTGGTCGGTGTCCCTGGCTGTCCTCGCTTCGTGGTTACCGGATACCGCGCAGAGTATCTTATCTTTGATGGGCGTTAGCATTTCCACCATCATCTTTTTCTGCTCCCGCGGGCGGATATAATCCTCAAAGGGGCTTCCCACCGCGTTCCGGGTATTGTTGTTGATGAGATCGCCGCCAAGGATGAGATAAGCATCCTCCCGCTCTACCCGGCGGCAGAATGCTTGCCAGCCCTCTTTATCGTGTAGGATGCTGCCCAAATGCACATCAGATACCGGATATACCTTGATGGTGTCGCTCTGCGGGATTTTTCGGACTATTAAATCCATAGGTATCCCCTCCTTTATGGCATAAAGAAAGAGAGCGCCTTTCGGTACTCTCTGACTGCTTTTTTGTAAGGCAGACTATTGCGAACTTGCGGCCTGCCAGCGCGGCACCTTTTTTACGAAGGTCATGTATCTTCGGCCGATGGGATAACGGGGCATCGGCGACCCCGTAAGAAAGAGGTAAAACATGAAGGTGGAGCACCAGATAGGGCTTGAACCTATAACCCGCTGCTTACAAGGCAGCCGCTCTACCATTGAGCTACTGGAGCAGATCGCCGGGATTAGGGGCCCGGCTCCCCATCAGGAGGAATGTCAAGGGAAGTCTGTGTTTTACCACACTATCAGTATACACTGTATATGCATCTTATTTCTGCAATGTTTCTGCAAACTTTACAGTTCGGTCAACCCATACCGGCAAAGGGCATATCTCCGGAGGGCTTCGTCCTTATCGTAGTAGATTTGCCGCTCGCTCTCGTTGAACTCCTGGCAAAGCCGCTGTATGTAGCCGTATTCCCGGCGGATGTAGAACAACTCAAGGATGCGCCGCTGCTTTTCCGTCAGGCAGTCCAGTCCTTTCTCAACCTGGGAGGTCTGCCACTTGACTACCGCAAGGTTTGCCGAGAGCGCATCCCGGCGGGAGATTGCGTTAATCAAATGATCTTCCCGGCCGCAGCCACCGCCCTTTACTGGTGTAGCATCGCTGGTAGCGGACCGAATGCCGTCCATCTGCTCATTGTAGCGGCGGATTTCTTCCGGCAGGCTTTCCAACGACCGGAGCTTATAGCTATGACACTTCAGCTCGTCAATGCAGATGCGCTTGTAGTCAATCATATTTCTCCCTCCTCCATCAGCTCTTTATAGCTTATCCCGTTTTTAAGGCCTGGGCTTTCATCGCTGCCTGTTGCCCGGAAATGGGCCTGCGGGTGGCTGGGGTACATATACTCGATCATGGCAAAGTTGGCGAGGTCAACCAGCCATTCCGTATTTCCAGTTTCCCGGTACAGCCGCAGCCGTTCCTCTGCGCTGTCTATCGCCTTGGCCAGCTCCGGGTAGTTTTGGCTTATCCAGCCGTATTTGTAGTGAGATACAATAATCCTGTTCTGCATGAGGTTTATAAATCCCTTGCTCCAATCCCGCTGGAGGATATCGTTTACATTATCCATCTTTGTCCTCCCTGCATTCTCCATAGCTGCAGAAATCGTCCTCGTGCATCTGCGCACAAAGTATATTCGGCTGCCCCGGTGTTCCATCTCTGTACTTGCAGTCTTTGCATCTGACCACCGGCACAGCATCAACAGATTCCCCCGCCAGCATCTTCATCCACTCACAGTCGGCAGGCTCACAGTCCATTCCCGGATACATTCTGTCGCAGATACTACAGATAATATCCACTGCAGTTTCATTTTTGATGTATGGCTTAATCATAGACATCCCCCTTTTCGTCCATCTTTGCACCACAGTTGGGGCAGAGCATCGTGTTCACAATATATTTGCTTCTGACCTTGCAAGCGGAACAAGTCCCACACATACAATCTGTAACTAATCTATTTGGCCCAAGCCATTCCCACCGCCCATGCACCACCGGAGCTACATCGGCAACGGGCATATCAAGAATATCCCCTACATCGACAACTTGAACATAGCCTATGCGAGTGTCGGCGTCCCATGCCTTTTGAAGCAGTGCTTTCCTGTTAATGTATTCAGCCATTGCCACCCCCTCATCAAGGCCAACACTTCGGCGGAATTCGGCTTTCTCTTCCGGTGTTTTGTAAGGCTCTGCCTCAGAGCAAAATTGAGAACCCATTACTTCCCTATTGTAATAATTGCATACCTCAAAATCGTCACCATCATCGTCAACCGATTGGTACCAAGAGCAATCTTTACAGCGTACCACGGAAGCTACATCTGCCGTTGGCATATCATGCAATACACAGATTGCTTTAGCCCATGTTCGGCAGTCTTTGTCTTTCCCGTTTACCGCTGCTATTGTCATTGCTTTCTCCAACGCTTCCCGGTCAATGTATTCAGCCATTGTAATTCCTCCCATAAAATTTCTCCAAGTCATACTGCGCATTTTTGACAAAATCGGGGCAAGCCAAGCATTCCGGTAACGGGTCATCCGTCATTTGGTCAACCCATCCGAGACAGTAGGTGCGGTCTTTCTTACCGTCGTTCCATTCATGGGACGGGCGTCCTCGCTTGCCCAGCGCACACTTAACAGTTGCCATTGTCAGCCCTCCTATTCCAAAATCCGACCAGCTTGTCAATGTCTTTGCTTCTCGGCGATGCCATAGCGCCAATCATGCACCCATCCTTATGCCGAGGATTCCCAACAAGCAAAGCAGTTTCGATATGATCGATCGTTACAGCTTCGATTTTCATGTCGCATCCGCAAAACGGGCATGTTTTGAGTTCTCGTTCAGCTTCAGCCATCGTTTTCTCCTCCTTCCGGCAGCACCACCAGCCGCCCCTCCTTGTCTGCCTCGGCCAGCTCGCGTAAGCGGCCATAACCTCCGCCGATGCTGTTCAGCACAGTCATCATTGCGTACCACTCGCCATGCATACTGAGTACTTCTGTCGGCTCCAGCCCTGTGTCCTCGTAGGCTTTCAGCCGCTCCCACACTTTACGCTGGGAGCACGCGCCGTTATACGGGCACGGAATCTCCCTGCATTGCGCGATGTCGCAGAAGTTCCCCTCAAATGTCATTCGTTCCATCGCTCCACCTCCTCTTTCAGTTCGTCATACAACTCGCTGAAGCGCTTGTTCCACATCCTTAGCCCTAAGAAACAGTACACGCCCAACACGATCCACAGCCCGCTGGCGATGTTTTGCAACAAATTTTCCATCACTCTACCTCCTAACATCCAGTCCCAACGCCATAATCGGGATTATTGGTATTCTTTGCGATTTCGTCTGCGGTCAGCGTATGATTGCTTGCAGTATATGTAACAGGCCCTTTGCACCTGTTCTGACACGCCAAGCACTCACAACAGTTACAGTTACTTGTTGTATTCTGACGGAATTCACAAAGATGATTGAAACAGTCCATCATTCTACCTCATGCATCCAGAACTTGTAGAGACAGTCAGCGCACGACCGATTTGTACAATCCGCGTTTCCATTCCGGTAATTAGCGGAAATGCGTTTGGGGCATATCGCCAAGCACCCGTTTACGAGTTCCGCCTCCGGCCAGTGCTCCAAAAACACATCTTGCCGTGTCTTTCGCGGATGTGCAGCAGACCAGTCCTCGACCATAGCAACTTGCTCTTTGGCGTCCAGCGTTGACGCACTACTAACCACACAGCGCGACTCATTATAAGCAGGACATCCTATACATCCAGCACCAAAACTCTCGCACATTCTGTTGCGTTCCTTAATAAATTTCACAGCATCCATGTTATCCCTCCTTTTATTTTTGGAACAGTTCCAAAATATCGTTATAGACCTGAATAACAACATCTTTTGCAGCGTCTACGGCATCGTATGTTACATTCTTTGCTATGGCCATCTTCACCAAAGTGTCAGACGAAGGGATTAACACGCAAATAAAACACCCAACAAGAAGTACAGCAAGCCCAATCTTTTTCTTTTTTTGACACTTTTTCTTTACACTTTCATCATAAGTACAATCACTATCAAATCGTCCTGAAATAATAAGGACAAGCCCAATCGCAAAGCCAAGGCCGCCAAATACAAGTTGTAATCCGTCTGCCAGTTCAATCAGGTAAAACAACCACGGGTTAATTACAGGTTCCATCAGTTTATCCCCCCAAAATTCTCAAGATAATAATTCTTTCCGTCCTGCCAACCCTTGTAATAGGCTGACTGCTCCCGGCGTTCCTGTTCCTCTGCGGTGATCTCCGCCTGGGCCACTTTATCCAACTGATTCCACCTTTCGGCCGAAATAGCCGATAGAACCATTATGCAGAAAGCAGCTAAGATTATCGTAACTGCCGCTGCCGTCCAGTTCCTCATAACGAATCCCTCCTAAATCCGAAGAATGCCTTTATTTGCGGCAGGGTCTCCAGCCTATGGCCATCTACCGTTATCAGCGCTGCGTAGCCCCGGCCTATCCAGCCGTCGTGCCAAATCTCCCTGGCCTCGTAGTAGTCCACGCTCTCCCGGCGCTCTGTTGTTTTGCCGCAAACCCTTATCTCGATGTCGATTTTCCCATCCCGGCGCTTTATCCAATTCTTGGGACGCTTATACTTACCGGATGCCGCCGCATCCTTGTAGCATTGTTTGGAGCAGTACTTTTGTCCCGGCTGTCCGAAATAGTCCTTCCCGCAGTATTCGCATTTCTTCGGCTCGGCTTTTTTCATACTGCTTTTGCGGGCCCGGATGCTGTCCATGGCCTTTTGGCAGTCTTTGCAATACAGCTGCCGGGTGTTGGTGCTGCCTATCGGCCCTCCGCATCTCTTGCAGGGCCGGTTTGGGTCTCTCTTGATTCCATAGCGATACAAGATCGATGCCACAGAGCCGTAATCAAGATCAAGAATTAAGGCAATCTTCCTGTTGGTCTTGCCCTCCCGCACCAGTTGTTCCAGGAGCTCCGGGTCATTTGATTTAGAACAGCCGATTTTGGCGTTAGGAGACGCTTTATCGTATGACATCATAACTCACCACCTTTTCCTGCTCGGCCATCTCTGCGCGCATTTTTATGGCTTTGGTGGCAGCGTTCCAGCGCTTGATAAATTCCTCGGCACTTTGTCCCTCAAAAACCGGATTCTCCCGCTCTATTTCCGTTCCGCGTTTACCCATTGTGTTACCTCCTCTATGTCAATTTCTGTTCTTGGGTTTTTTGGGTCATATGCCCCACGCAGCCGCAGCTCGACATGGTCAAAGCTATCATCGGCGATTACTCCCCGGTGTACCAGCCCGTCCATCAGCATCTTGCCGTTGTAGTTGTCGGGGTCGTGCCGGTGCCGGGTCGGGAAGTAGTAAGTTATCGTCACTATCGCCCTGTCCATCGGCTTACACTTGGGGCAGTACGCCAGGAACAGCTGCAGCCAGCGCTGTTTTTCCGCTCGGTAGTCCCAGGCGTTCGCCCGCCCGGCGTATTTGTTCAGCGATGGGGGGATTTCTGGGATTGTTATTTTCATGGCGTTCCATCCTTCCGGTAAATAACCAGCATTGATGGGAATGGTGCGCTATTCTTGCTGTTACCAAACTTCAACCGACCTCGGATAAACCTTATTTCCGCCTTTCCAAGTACAAAATCGTGAAACCATTTGGTGTCCGTTCTTGCTGGCACTAAACAAACCACCGTTGCGCTGCTTTCGTATGCCTTCTTCATCCATTTCTCAATTCCCCTGCCATAAGGTGGATTGCACCAGCACACTCCTGTCCAGATCTGTTTAAGCCCGTTTTGCTCCGGGGTGTAGAAGCGCTTGCACTTTGCATTTTGCTTGATGGCACACACATCTGTTTGAAATCCAAATTCTTCATCAAGCTCATCAAACAAATCTTTCGGTGTTTCCCACATATCCGTAGTGCTTGAAAAAAGAGCATTGTTTATCATGCATTCTCCTCCATCTCCCATCGGATTTTCATTTGAGCTGGGCAAAGATCAACCTCTGGTCGGCGCTTCCCTGTCCAACGCAAGCCACCAGCCTGACCCACGCACTTCCATCCGCTTGCCTTCAGACTCGTCCCGCTTTCCGTGTCGAGTATGTATGTTACGAGTTTTTTGTAGCCCATTGCCCTCGCAGCTCTCCAGCAAGCAGCGTAAAGCATAGAGCAGGCGTTTTTTGCACCATCCGTGCAAAGCCTGTTGACCTCAAGCGTCCAACCATCATCAAGATGCCGTGATACCGGTCTACCGACAATGGCCACGCCTACAATTTTTTCTCCGTCCGTGCAGCCGATGGAAAACTTGTGACCGACAACAGGCTTATGGTGTCTGTGATGCTGCTCAACAAACGCATTTGCCTCCTTCAGCGTCATTGGGCAAATATCAAGGCTCATTTCGCATTCTCCTCCATCGTCCGCTGCGCCAGCTCTATGTCATAGCTGGGCAGCTGCTTTACCTCGGCCATACCGGCCAGCTTTTCCCGGATATCCGCAGGCAGGGCTTGCATTTTGCGCTCACTCTCCTGCCTTGCCCGGTAGCTGCGCATAAAGTTGGACTGCACCACGCTCTGCACTGTCCCGGTGTCCATGCTGGCCCATTCCCGCAGCTGGGATGGGTGTCCTACCAACCGTTGTAGGTTCTCCGGCAGGGCTGCAAACTCTTTCTCGCTGTTGTAGCCGCTGTTCCGCAGGGCCTTTGCAATCAGCGCCCATGCTTCCCCCTCGGAGAGTTCCGCCGGTCTGTTGATCTCACCAATAGCGGCTATGATAGCCCCAATGTGTGGAGGGAAGCCCTTGCGGTCGCTGGCAATGTGGGACTTAACCGCCGCTGCCACAAGGTTAGCCGGGTAGTCTGCCAGCATCTCCGCCCACAGATTTACCACCGCTTCGGCATCCTGCCGCTTCATGTCCCGGTAATAACCGGGGTATGCAGCCTTCAAAATCGACATGATTGCAAGTGTTTCAGATCGAGTCATGCTCTCCCTCCTCCCTCAACATCTGCAGGAACACATTGTCGGTTCCGTCCTGTGCCAGCTCGTCCTCCCACCTGCGCTGGTTCAGCCATGTCGCAGGGTTTGGTATGTACTGGCCGTTATTCTCCCGCCATTGGCGGCTCTGCTTCTGTGCATTCACAGCGGCTATCATGCGGTCAAAGGTCTGCTTGTCCGGCTTGATGCGCTCAAAAGCCTTTTCCGCTGCGCCTTTGCCGACTTTCTTGGGATATTGCGCCCAAAATTCGGCAAACCGGCCCCCTTGGGGGGCATGGGGGGTACTTGGATTCGGATTCGGATTCGGATTCGGATTCGGATTGGATTCAGGCCGCAGCTCGCCGCAATCCGCCGCAACTTGCGGCAACTCGCCGCAGATTTCCGCAGACGGTGTAGAGCCGCTGCTTTTGGGCGGGTCGGGATATTTGGGTTTGCATTCTCGTATCCTTTGATGTTCGGCCCAAGTCGGGAACCAAAAGTAGGGCTTCCCGTCCACCTCGTAGAGGGAAACGCAGCCTTTGGCCGCCAAACCGTGGAGCGCATCGTTGATATCTTTTGCAGTAACCCGTTCCCGAAGCGGGAATGCGTTGCCTTTGATGATTGCAGGTCGGGCATCTCCTCGTCCTGCATCGTCTACCGAAACAATAAGACTTACCCAAAGCCGAAACTCGAAATCCGTTAAGGATGCTATCTTGTCGCTTGTGCGGAAGCTATCCTTTATCAATCTATTCGGCATTCCTCCTCACCTCCCGTCAGAATGGGAGGTCGTTAGGGTCGCCCTCGACTTCTTCAAATCCGCCCTGCTCGCTCTCTGCGGGTTTTTCCTCTGCCTTTCCGGTAGATTTGCTGCCACCGAAAAGGGCTTCCTCTGCGATAACCTCGGTGGCGGTGCGCTTATTGCCGTTCTTGTCCTCATAGTTGCGAACTTCGATGCGCCCCACAATGGTAATGAGGTCTCCCTTGCCGAACCACTGGTTCACGAATTCGGCGGTCTTGCCCCATGCTACGATGGGTACGAAGTCAGTCTTTTCCCGGTCACGGTTGCGGTCTACGGCGATGGTAAAGCCGCACACGCTCTTGCCGCTGTTGGTCTGCTTCAGTTCGGGGGCTTTGGTCAGCCGCCCATTAAGGATTGCTTTGTTCAGCATTCTGTTTCCTCCAAATAGTTCGTGTAAAACTCCTCCCGGAACATCGGGATCGTAAAATCGTAGTTGTCGATGCAGGCTTGCTCTCCCAGCCTGTGCAGCCAGTCCATCACCTCGGCACAGCCGTGTGCGTGTGTCAGGTGGCATGGCGTGTGGCACAGGGACACCCAAAGGCCCATGCGCTTGCTTTTGCTCCGCATGGCGTTGCCGAAGATTTCGTGCCGGTCGAGCTTTACGCCGGAGCGCTGGCACAAAAAGCACTTAGATGTGTCGGCCTGTACGATGCTCGGAGCGTAACCGTTTCGGTCAAGCTCTGCGCCCCATTCGTTTTTCATTTGCCCCATTCCTCCTTTAGCAAGGCCAGCTCTGCCGGTGTTGCGGTGTCTATGCCTTGTTCTTTACAATCCTCTACGACAAGGTCAATCAGCCGGGACATTTGTTTCGTATCATAGCAGCTGGAACCGTAGTAGAGGATTACATTGGTGCAGCCGGGCAACTTACTCGGGAAAGCGTCCGTCAGCCAGCCGAGGCCATGCTTGCACCATGCTGCCTGCATTGTTTCTGCCGCTTCGGATTTGATACAAACTACATCGCTTACACCGATCTCTCGGATATAGTGCCGGTAAATTTCCTCTCTCGGTTTTTCGAGGGCTTCCGATAGTTTCCCAATCAAAAGCCACGCCATGGCATTGGCGTCAAGGGAGCGCCGGTTCCTTTCCTCTACCAGCTCGGCAGCGTATGTCTTGCCAGTTTCCATGCTGTCCATGAAGCCTTGGGCGGCTGCGGCATCTTTGGTATACAGGGTGATTCCGTAACCGTTCCGGTCTCTTGTCCAGTCGGCAGAATCAAACCGGAGCCTTGTTTTCATTCTTCTCGGCCTCCTTTTCGGCGGCAAAGGCTTTCTTCTGGCAGTTCGGGCACAGCTTGCGGCCGAACCGCTGGACGCTGTAGGCTGCGATCTCGCTTACCGGCCAATACTCCCCGTTGCGCTTGTTGATACCGGTGATCTGCTGCCCGCAGTCGATGCAATACTCGGTAGGCTCCGGTTCTCTTTCTGCGCCCTCCGGTAAGTCCTCGCCAGCGTAGATATACAGGCCGAGGCCATGACGGGCGCAGGCTTTTGTAAGGGAACGCTGGATTGCCTTATTGGCATCGAATGAGGTAACATCACTGGCCGGGATTGAGCGGTTGCGGTTATCCATGACCGGCAGATACTCAATGTGCTCAATGCCGTTGACGGTTACGCCAGTCTTAACCCAGCAGGTCTTACCGTCTGTGTGGTAAAACAGGCCGTTAGCATCCTCGTAGATGGTATAGGTGGCATCCGGGTGCAGCTTCTTGATTTCTCCCCAGGCCCATGCCCAAGAAAGGTATGTAAGGCCATTCTTCTTCTCTGTCTTGTCAGAGCAGTTGATGCTGTTCAATTCTCGAAAGTAGTTCTCCATAGCTCCTCCTTAATATCTGTCTGGTTCTTCATCAAAGTACCTGTTAGCATCCGCATCGCTGGCGTCAAAACGCTTAACACAGTTTTCGCATCCAATGACCATTCCGTCCTTAATGTAAATTGTCTCGTTGATCTCGCAGCCGCACTCCGGGCAGATGTGCGGCTTATCATCGTAGTTATCCACCCAGCTCGGGATGGGCCTATCCGGGATATCGTATGGGTTCATGCTTCCACGACCTCCCCATTTTCCAGTTTGTAAAATACCCCGGGTTTTATGGTCTCACCATCTACCTTTACAGCTCGCACCTCTTTAATGGGGAAAGTATCACCGTTCCAGCCACCCCTATCGGTTAGGACGAGCCAGCATCCAAGGGCGCCGGATGCATTACTATCAACTCCGGTGACGATTGCAATAGACTCCTTTCCATCAACGGTGGCTGCGCTACGGTAGCCGGTGTTGGTGGCTGCGCTATAGTCGCCGGTGTTGGTGGCTGCGCTACAGTCGCCGGTGTTGGTGGCTGCGCTATAGTTGCCGGTGTTGGTGGCTGCGCTACGGTAGCCGGTGTTGGTGGCTGCGCTATAGTCGCCGGTGTTGGTGGCTGCGCTATAGTTGCCGGTGTTGGTGGCTGCGCTACAGTCGCCGGTGTTGGTGG